CAGACATTAAGATCCTAAGATCTTCCTCATCAAGTGATAAGTGTGGTGTCAGGCCTGCTTCTTTGATGGCCATATTATACTTCCTACGCGAAAACATCTTGAAAGACAAAGAATGTTCTCTGTCATCCGAGTCCACATACACTTCGTGTGCATACTTTGAATACAAACCCATGGCAGATTCTGACTCACACGCCAGCCAGTTCTGATACTCAAGATCCACTATCCCGGATATTCTTTCATGGTGCACTATCATTTTACCTAGGAATGATAAGTTGGGCAGCTTATCAAACCTGTCTTTAGAAAACCACGACATCACAGACTCACCTAGATTCCTTCTGAGATGACGATACTGAAGGCTAGACACCATAGAACACAGCTGTCCAGACGCCCCATTTTCCCTCAGTTGTCTCTGGTATTGATAAAATGACCTAACCCTTGCATTCAGAGTTTCAGAGACGTTGTCATCCACACATCGTGCAATATATTTAACCAAGGGAACTCCTACTGTGTTTCTTAAGTAGAATGTGGAGTTGAACTCAAATAATTCGCCAAAGGTGATAGTGCTCTTCTCCCAACTAGTCCTGACTCCGAATAGCTTGTCAACTGCATTCTTGAATGGCTTAAATGTCTTCTTAAGGATCTGTGCTGATCGAGTTAATTTTTCAACATCATCAGAATTGAGAGTCACAATCATTCCTTCGTCATCAGATGACACCTCAAATGAGATCCTGCAATCGACTCCCATAGAATTGATGAAAGAACTCAGCTTGTCTTTGAGAAACTCCAAGTGACAGACGTGGTAGAGGGATGATGTGTAATGTAAAATGCCTTGCATCATGTTCGTTTTGCAACGAATGTAAGGTTGATCCTTTCCTCCAACAAGGGGTTCTTCATGACCAAGGAACTCTTTCCTCAACCTATTAAGGTTTGCATCTGTGTAGCTGTCTGGATTAATTGTCTTATTGAAGGATTCTAAGAGCTTCTTTGGGAGATACAATTTCTTATCCTCGTGTAACTTCAGTATGGCCTTGATACAGCTTAGCAACTTGTCAGGCACCAACGACTCAAACATCTCAATAAAATACTCA